TCCTTCTTGTATCTCCTGCCTTCAAAAGATGCTTTGCCTTTATCGTATGAACAGAGAGATTCCATATCCCACCAATCACCTATCATTACAATAACATCAGGTTTCTTAGATGCTATGTACCTACCTGCGTACAGCAAGTGGTCTAGTGGTACATCAGGCTTAACCTGTGTATCTGGTATCACGCATATTTTCATTCTACTGCACTCCAAAGCTGTTGTTTTTTATAGCTACTAAAACCTGTAACTATGGCTTTACCACTACTTCTTAACTCTGGTAATCTTCTAGCAAAAGTGTGCCTATCATAGTATTCGTGCATATCACCAAGTTCAGCACTCGTTTTGTTTGGGTGTTTTTTAATAAACTCTAACACGCCTTTTCTTTGTGTTGGTGCAAAACTTCTTTCTGCTTCTTGACCTGCTATTTTGCTAGATTCTGGGTCACTTGTTCTATAGTTCATTTTAACGCTCCTCATCTATGTCGTACATATCACGCATAGCATCTTCTAATGCTATTGCTTGTTCAACGGATAGGAGGTCATCATCAAAATCTATCTCCCCTCGTTGAAACTGTTGCTCTACTCTGTCACTCAAGAAGTTGTTAGGTAATAACCCTTGTACTTGTAGGTCATTAATAACATCTATCATCTCATTGACAGTTAGTACAGCACCATCTCTACAAATCTTGCAGGACTTCATTCCTTTAATTATTCTGTACTCAGGATTACAAGTACCGCAGGAAATACAATAAAGTGTATCAATCATTTTCTTGACTCCCTTAACCAATCTTTAGGTAATGCTGTACCAAAAGCAAACTTTATACCATGATCGTTACACCAATCAGAATATCTTTTTCTTTTCTTTTTAGTACACCACTGGTCACGCATAAACAACATACGAATGTCAAGGCTTGGATTCTCTTTTACCACTTGAGCCATCTTAGTTCTATCAACTGAAGTGAATCTACCTTTTGCTTCTACTATAATTGAACCTATTATAAAGTCAGGTGTATATACTTTGTGAACAAACACTACACTAGATGAGCAGAAACTACACCTACCTTTCTTACTTAAATAGTAAGGTATCTTTATAGTTTCGTACTCAAACTTAATTCTTCTAGCTTTTAAATCTGTAGCTATGTTAGCTTCGTACTTACTTCTGTATTTGTTCATAACTAAAGTCCATTGGCATTTGTTTGTTTTTTTGTAATATCCACAAGAGTTGGCTATTCTGAACGCATCTGTTACGACCTTCATCATAACCAAACTCTTCTATATATCTATCAATAATCATATTATCCCAATTTTTTCTTGGGGTATTATTTAAGATCTTCTTTGCTTTGACATTACCCAAACCTCTAATACCAACAATGTTATCTGCACTGTCACCAGTTAGCATTTGTTGATAAAAGAATTCAGTGCCTTGCTTTTTAGTTACATTTGTAAAAGTTTTCTTTACAAAGTTGTAGTGATTACCCTCACACATCAACAAGTCTTTATCTATGCTGCATATCATAGTACCAGGATCTTGTTTAAGACCTAACGCATCATCAGCTTCTATATTATCTACCACTTTAGCTTTGTAAATATTCACTAGGTAGGTACGGATAGCATCAAGATGAACTGGTTTAGCAATGTCTTTTCTATTGCCCTTGTAGTCATCTCTTACTTTGTTACGAAAGGTTGTCTTAGGTGTGAGGTATATGGTGTAGCTATTGCAGCCACAGTCGTCTATTATCTGATTGACATAGAGCTTAGTAGAATGGAGAGCATAAGGTTTAGGGTCAGCCGTAACTAACCCTGTTTCCTTATCCTTCTTTTGACAAGCAAAGCCTACCCTGTAAGCTATGATGTCACCATCTATGAAGGCTTTCACTTAGAATGGAACAGCATCATCAAAAGTTTCTTCTTCTATTACTGGCTGTGGCTCTTTAGCTGGTGCAACATTACCAGTAATACGCTTATCGTGAACAAACTTAGCTAAACCAAAAAGACTTTTAATAGCAGGGCTATCAACATCTTCAGAGCCAGCTATAGCAAACTCAGTAGTAACAGCTTTGTCTACTTTAGAACGATACTTACTTGGAATAGCAGTAATACCAGATACATTATCGTACACAGCACCATCTTTGTGGACATGTTTGATAATAATATTAACTGGTTCACCTAATACTGACTCCCAATCTGCAATTGTATCTTCTTTAGCTGTAGGTACAAAAGCCTTAAACATTTCATACTCTGTAGATAACCCAGACATAGTACCAAATATATTAAAAGGTTTAGACCAAATAATTCTAGGTTGTTCTACATCATCTATCTTAATAGTAGAGCCTAGCACTTCAAAGCACAGAGATACTTGTTGTGCTGGTGGTTTAACATCACCATTAAAAGGCGTACGATTTTGCATACCCAAGTCAGCTACATAGATTAACCTTGCTTCATGTTCGCCTTCTGTTAGGTTCTCATACTCCATAGTGCTAGCAGCTCTTGGTTGTGACTTTCTTTCAAATCCCATCTTAATCTCCTTAATGTATTTCTGAGTAGTTGTTACCAAATTGTACATCAACCTGCAACTCTCGATTCAATTTTAGCATACGATTTACTGTTTGTATACTATTTTCTAACAATTTAACACACTTATCTCTATTGCCTTTCTTTACCTCCAATATTATTTCATCGTGAAAGTTAGCTGTTAGTTGCTCTCTTTCTTTTAAGATGAATCCTACCCACATATCAAACAAGTAAGTTCCTGTACCCTGACACAATGTACTGAACTTATCCTTGTCGCTTCTTAAACTGTACCATAGCTTAGACACTGGGTTAAACTGCCAGGTACTTCCTTCAACTTCTTTAGTTACCATGCTGTCAGCTATAGCTTTAACACTCCAGTTACGTTCCCAGTACGCTTCAGATATAACTTTAGCTTCTTTCATGGTAATACCCAACTGTTTTGCTAGGGTTTTAATTCCTGCACCATACTGAAGTGCATAGTTACCACCCTTGTAGTTGTATCGTAACTGAGAAATCCTATCAAGTTTGTTACCATTTTTATAATCTTGCACCTCTTGTTGACTGATAGCTTTAGCAGCTAGTGCAAGGTCAAGGTGTGGATCAAAGCCTTCTGTACTCATCTCTCTAACATACGCTTCATCATACTCCCACATATAATGTTGCTTGACTCTGTCCTCTAGGCTACACATGTCACTACCACACAGCTCTTTATCGTCATTAGCTGTCAATAAACCCCTAATTTCTAATCCGTAAGGCTTCCTCGCAGAGGGTAGATTAACGCATACTGCATGTTTGAATCTAAGGGTGTTAGTTAATCCTTGTATACAAGCCTGTACAAAGCCATTCTGCTCGTTCTTTAGTAACCCTTTGACCAACCCTATTCTATGCTTAACAACTGCCATAGAATCGAGAACTAGGACTTCTGGGTGTAGGTCGGATAACTTCTTAATAGACTTACATAAATCACCATCTTTAGTCTTGACCTGAGGTATTTCCCTATCTTCTACGAAGTTGAATGTCATTGGCTTCCAACCTAAAGTAAATAACCAGTCCTTGATCTGTTTACTACTAGTAGGATTGGGTTCTTCTTGACCTACTACTTCTTCTATCTCATGGTCGTACTCAATAGTAAACCCATTGTCTTCTGCTAAGACCTTCCATCTCTCACCTGCCACAGATAAACTTCCATCTTGTTTGAATGGGAGCTTGGGTCTTTTACGCTTTGCTATCTTAGGAACTGTAGGCATAACCTTAGATAGTTCATTGATTGCTTGCTCGTTCTTTAGCTCTAACTCATTGAGTAAGGTGTTAGCTTTATCTACATCTAGCTTCCACTTTGATGCCTCTTGCAGCATAGCAATTTTCATTTTAAATGAGAGATAACGAACTAATGGTTGATAGTCACCATCATAAATCTTAATCAACAAAGACTTCTGTAAACCCCATAGCTTGGTGTTAATCTTCACATCTTCTTTACACCTGTGAATGTACTCTTCTCTTGTTAAGTTTTCCCAATCAGTGATAATTGGCTTCTCAATGTTTAAACGCTCACCCCACTGCTCTAAGCCATGTCTGTTAATTGTAGGGAACAAGTACCAGGATAGAGCTAAGGTATCTATTAGTTGAGCTTTGATCCGAATGTTTAACAACCTCTCAATAGTTGGTATGTCGTATCTAATAATGTTGTGTCCTATAAGCACATCATTCTCAGTAAGGTTCTTAAAGAAAAATCTATTTACTTCTTCACCATTAGCAATCATGCAGTGGATTTTTGTTGCATTAATACCATCAGCTTCTATATCAAATACATACTCAGTCATTGCAAGCCCTTCCATGGTTTTCATGATATCCAAGTTCTTTGTAAATAGATTTAGCTTTAGCTACAGCGTCAAGTTTACATTTAAAACTACCATAATGAACCTGACACACTGTAACTTTCCAAGCCTGTTGTTTTTTGTTCCATTTAACTCCTATATGACCAGAGGTGTTATTAGATGGAAGATCTCTATTCCTAGCATTTACAGATTGAGTAACATCTCTAAGATTATCTATCCTGTTATCAGTTTTTATTCTGTTAATGTGATCTATTTGATTGTCTGGAAACTTACCATGAACATACAACCAAGCTAACCTATGCGCCCTATATTTAACACTATTAATTCTTATACAAATATAGCCCGAACCACCAATACCACCAGCAACATCTCCAATTTTAGCTTTACCACTATTTATCTTTCTTTTAAACACTCCAGTTTCAGGATCATAATTTAAATATTTCTTCAAAGTTTTTTGATTTAACATATCACCAACTCCTAATTTTAGGTTCTAAATACTCAG